ATGTTAGCATGAACGGCAGCGGCGCAGGCGGCATCCGTGACTTAATGGATATTTTACGTAATCTAGATGACGGCCCAGGACAGCAAGAACCTGAAGAAATAGAATTAGCATTTGGCGAAACTGTTCCAGGTGAAGATGCAACAACAGAACCTTCACCCGAAGTGTTCCCACTGGCTGCTGCAATCCCAACAGGTAATGACATTTCAAGCCACGGTGACAATGAAGTTAACAAAGTCAACGGTGGTGGTAATCCATACAGCAATGTTAGCGAAACATTAGTTTCTCGTTTATCTGAAATGTATAACGAGATTAAAAACCAGTAATACCAGTGCAGTTCGGGTGATTAAGACCCAACTCTAAAAGCGGCCCAGTGCCGCTTTTTTTATGTAAATAACATTATGGCAAAAAGTTTAGATGGCGTCCTGACAAAAAAGGCGCACACAAAAGAAACCTTCAGTGAATCACAAGTTCAAGACTTGTTGCAATGTGCTGACCCCGTCAACGGGTACATGTATTTTGTAAAAAACTTCTTTCATATTCAGCATCCGACTCGCGGCAAAGTGAAGTTTGAACCGTTTGAATATCAAGATAGATTATTACACAGCTACCACGATTACCGATTTAACATTAACATGATGCCACGGCAGTCAGGTAAAACAACATGTGCAGCCGGTTACTTGCTGTGGTTTGCAATGTTTCATCCTGATCAAACTATTCTAGTAGCCGCGCACAAATACACGGGCGCACAAGAAATTATGCAACGTATCCGTTACGGATATGAATTATGTCCTGATTATATCAGGGCAGGTGTGACGAACTACAATAAAGGTTCGATGGAGTTTGAAAATGGTTCAAGAATTGTTAGTGCAACTACTACCGGTAATACTGGTCGTGGTATGTCAATATCCCTACTATACTGCGATGAGTTTGCATTCGTTCAACCCAACATTGCTGAAGAATTTTGGACTTCAATATCCCCGACACTAGCAACTGGTGGACGAGCAATTATCACTTCGACACCTAACAGTGACGAAGATACATTTGCTACTATCTGGAAAGAAAGTCAGGACAAATTTGATGGCTTTGGCAACGAACGAACAGACAATTTAGGGCGTAATGGCTTCCATGGATTCCGTGCAGAGTGGGACGAACATCCTGACCGCGATGATGCATGGCGTCAAGTTGAGATGGGGCGTATTGGCGAAGAACGTTTCCGTCGTGAGTATGGATGCGAGTTCTTAGTTTATGATGAGACGCTGGTTAACAGTTTAAAATTAGCAGAATTGCTCGGTCGTGAACCGATACAACGCATGGGGCAAGTTCGCTGGTATAAAAAGCCAACGCCTGGAAGTTTGTTTTTAGTATCACTCGATCCAAGTTTAGGCACCGGCGGCGATTATGCAGGTATACAAATATTTGAATTACCTAGCTTTGTACAAATCGGAGAATGGCAGCATAATCTTACGCCAATCCAAGGTCAAATTAAGATTTTGAGAGATGTTTTAAAATACATTCAAGAAGAAATCGGAGACGATTATGCTAACAGCATCTACTGGAGTGTTGAAAATAATACAGTAGGCGAAGCAGGACTTGTAGTTATTGCAGATTTAGGGGAAGATACTTTCCCCGGATTATTTGTCAGCGAACCTGCTAAAAAAGGGCATGTTCGTAAATTCCGCAAAGGATTTAATACTACATTTGGCAGCAAGATATCTGCCTGTAGTCGTTTAAAATACTTAATCGAAGAAGAAAAAATGAAATTAAACAGTAAGAGTTTAATTAGTGAATTGAAGTCGTTTATTGCCGCAGGGACAAGTTTTAAAGCTAAAGCTGGGCAACATGATGACTTGGTAAGTGCATTATTGCTAATAATACGCATGAGTGTAGTACTAGCAGAATGGGACCCAAAGGTGTTTGAAACACTAAGTATTAACAATGGAATGGACGACGACTGGGAAGCCCCGTTGCCGATATTTATTTCCAGTAATGTAGCATAAATATAAGATGAACGCTAATCTCGACAAAATTGCCAAAGATTTATACGGTAAAATACAAGTCCGATTCCCTGATATTCAATTCGGGGACGAAGAAGGTAACGTATTAAGTAAAAAAGAAGATATTCCTAGAGCCAGGTTTTTTGAATTTGAATATTCAGAAAACGGAGAAGCATTAGGAACTATTGCTATCACACTTGACGAAGACGACGGAATCGTTATTCAAATCAGCGGTGATTTAGTAGACGATGATAACTCTATGCACGGCGGAGCATATCAGTTTATTAGAAGTTTTAGAAAATTTGCTAAAACACGTCTACTAAATTTTGATATTCAGAACATTGGCAAAAGCGAATTAGATAAACGAGATTATGAATTTCAGGCGAAACGTAAGGAAGAAAATATTATGGAAAGTAAGATGTACGGAACTAGTAAAATTAGTTACCAGGACCTGGGCGAAGCCCGCCTAGTTGTCAAACACAGCCAGCCAATTAATTTAGATCTTCCAGCAGGTCGAACTATGCACATTGAAGGCATTTATATTGAGAATGCTAATGGAGAACGTTTCCGCTATCCAGCAAAACATTTAAATGGTGCTCGCGCTCTAGCAGAACACATTAAACATGGCGGCAATCCTTATGACAGCATTGGCAAACATATCTGTGGACTAAGTGAAGAACTAGCAAGTTTACGCAAGTTCAAAGGATTTGTTAGTCGTCAAGAACAGATTAGCGAAGCAATGGGAAATGTAACTGGACGAGTCATTGAACGTATCGACCAGATTAAAGAAACAATCCATAAGTTACAACGTAGTGCATATTACGAGTCGTTCGTAGAAAGTTTTGAAGCACAGGAAGAACAAATGATTCCTGAGTCAGTTGTAGATGACTTAGTTAATAGATTAACTATTCGAACATTTAACGAAGAATTAAAATCAGTATTTCCATACATTTATAAATTCATCGACGAATCAGAAATTGATGTAGTTGAAGTTAACCCAGACGAATTACTAAGCGATTCATACAACCCTAACTCAGTTAGCGCACAACATCGTAGAGACATGCAATCGAACCACGAATCTAACATTCGTAAGAAAGCAGAAGCAGGCGACGAAGATGCTAAAAAGCGTTTAGAGTTAATGCTCAAACATAAAGAGCGTAGAGCAAACGATTATAATGATCGCATGGAACGCGAATCTATAGATCCTGAATCTCAATTCGAATCTTTCATGGATAACATTTATCATGAAGGTATGGCAGATGCTGTAGGGAAAGATTTGCTATTCAGCAAAGACAAAGGCCTACAAACTAGAGCCATTGCAGATTTTAATAGTCAAGTATTAAGCCAAGAACTACCAGCTGGCAGTCAAGGGCAAACTGCTATCGATACATTAATGGGTTTTATTGACGACGCACAGTTTTTAAATTCTTTACGTGACCAAGACGCAAATCTTGATGTGCGTTCAATGGTACAGGACTATGTGCAAGAACGCGATCCGCATGTTGCAGTCCAATTACATTTTGGCGAAGAAGATGGCGGAGAAGAAATGCCAGATGCAGAGCCTGCGGCACCAGAACCGGCTCCTGCAGAACCAGCAGCACCTGCACCAGCCGCTGCACCAGCGGAACCAGCGGCACCTGCTGCGGCACCAGTACCAGTAGCAGAAGCTGAAGAAGATCCGCCGTTTGATGGTCCTTATAAAAAGAGTACAGGTACAGTTACTGATAAGAGTGGCGCTAAACATGGCGGCCACAGCCAAGCTAAACATTTAGCACAAAAAGGCATCAAAGCAGCAATTGCCAAAGCTAAGAAAGCAGGTGCAACTTTAGATACAAAAATTGATTTCGGCCATAAAGAAATGTCTTTACATGATGCTATTCAAGAATGCGGCATGACTGTTGAAGAAGCTGGCTTCGAGCAACCGATGGAAATGGGCCTACCTGCAATGTTAAGATACGTCAGTGGATTCTATAATAAAGATGAAAGTAATTTCCCACTTGGTGGAATGCGTGTTAAGATTAAAGTTAAAAAAGCTGCTGAAGACGGAGAGTTTGGTGAGTTTGATCCTGCCGAATTAATCAAAGTTATCAAGTTTATCGACATGAAAGATCCAAGCGGTGACGAACAACATAATGTATTGCGTCTTGCAGGAGTTCAGCAACCTGAACGTGAAATGGACGAAGCAGGCGGCATGCCTGACTTTGACGGAATCATGCAAGGTATCCAAGGACAACTGGCAAACATACAAAAAGATCCTAATGCTAAATTTACACAATCAAATACTAGTTCAGGCACAATTAACGGACAACCCGCAGCATACAACGATGTGATGTCCAAGGCTAATCAAATGCAATTTAGGATGCCCAAATTTGGTGACGATGATACGGACGATGCTCCGTTTGATTTCAATAATCCGGATGACATCGGGCAAAGAATGCAAAAGAAAATCGGCGGAGCCTTTAGCAAAATGCAAGGTCAAATGCCAAATCAAAATGTTCAATTTCCTGGTGGGCAGATGAATCCTGCTGACACTATGAAGAGCATTATGAATAAAATCAATTTTGGGAAATAATAATTATGAAATCATTACGCGACTATATGAATTTAGTTTCGCTTGCAGAAGGTGGAGTTACCTTACCTAATGCAGACGGAACAACACCTCCAGGAGCATTTACTGGCGCCGATCAAGTAGCATTGAATCAAAAGATGAGTGCCCAAGCGGCAGCACCTGGCGGATTAGCAAATATTAAGCCTGGACTGGCAGCACCTCTCGGTAAAGACGGCAAGCCTATGAAGGAAGTTCCACTAGATGCTCCAGCGGCAGCACCAGCGACAGCGGCAGCACCAGCTGGCCCAGCAAGTCCTTGGGCAAACGATCCTGCTAAAGATGCTGCATGGAAAGCATTAACTCCAGAAGACCAAAAGTGGTTAGGCGGTGCCGATCCTACAGATAAATTTATTCTAATGAGAGCTCCTAAGAAAGGTGCGCCGGCCGCAGCACCTGCGGCAGCGGCAGCTCCAACAGCACCAGCAGCGGCACCAGCGGCAGCTCCAGCAATGACAGCGGCCGATCAAGAGGACGCAGATATGGGTGCGGCAATGACAGCAAATGCTCAAGCCGCTACACAAGCAGCCAACGGCGTTAATGCAGCCGGACAGAATGTTACAATGCCAGACGGAACAAATCCAGAGACCGGCGAAAAAACTACAACTACAGCAGCCGCTCCAGCGCCAGCAGCTGGACAAGGAGCATCTCCAACTGCACCTGCTAACAGAGATGCAATGCCGTTCGGTAAAGCATTCGCTGATGCCAAAGCTAAGGGTGAATCTGCATTTACTTGGAAAGGTAAATCATATGCTGTTAAAATGGCTGACCCTGCTAACAAAACTGCTGAAGTAGCCAAACGTACTGGTGTGGCAATGAATAGTACTGCTGGCGGCGGACGCGGCAGTATGGTACCGCCAACACCACCAGTTAAAGAATCGGCATACGACGAAGTAGAACGATTGGTTGGATTAGTTCATTATAGATAATTGGTTAAAATAACCACATTTAAGGCAAGATTTTACTTGCTCTTATAAATAAAAGCGTATACAATAACATGTATGCGCTTTTTGTTTTAACGGGTGTTAAGACAAATACAGGCAAATAAAAATCGCAGAAATGCAAAACATAGGCTTACAACAGGAGAAATACTATGGCTACATTAGCAGAAATTAGAGCAAAACTTAAAGCATCTGAACAAAAAGGTTCAGGAGAACGTACAGGCGGAGATAATTCAATTTACCCGTTCTGGAATTTGAAAGAAGGTGACGAATCCGTAATGCGATTCCTTCCAGATGGAAACACCGACAACACCTTTTTCTGGGTTGAACGTGCAATGATTAAATTGCCGTTTGCAGGCGTTAAAGGCGAATCCGAAAGCAAACCAGTTATTGTGCAAGTACCGTGCGTGGAAATGTATGGCGACACTTGTCCGATTCTATCTGAAGTCCGTGCATGGTTTAAAGATCCAGCATTGGAAGATATGGGTCGTAAGTACTGGAAGAAACGTAGTTACATTTTCCAAGGCTTTGTCGTTGAAGACGGCCTGAGCGAAAAAGAAACTCCAGCAAACCCAATCCGTCGATTCATCATCGGCCCACAAATCTTTACAAGCATTCGTGCCGCTTTGGTTGATCCAGAGTTGGAAGACTTGCCAACAGACTTTGTGCATGGTTTGGACTATCGCATGAAGAAAGGTTCAAAAGGCGGTTACGCTGATTACTCAACTTCAAGCTGGGCACGTCGTGAGCGTCCATTGAATGATAACGAACAGGCTGCTATCAAAGCACATGGCCTTTACAACTTGTCAGACTTCTTGCCAAAGAAGCCAACTGATGTTGAATTGAAGGTTATGAAAGAAATGTTCGAAGCATCAGTTGACGGTGAAGCATATGACATGGATCGCTGGGGTCAATACTTCAAACCAGCTGGCATGAGTCAGAACACTGGTGATCCACAAAAAGCATCTGCTCCTAAGGCAGCACCTGCTCCACAAGCATCACATGCTGATGAAGATGACACACCTGCTCCAGTAGCAAAAGCTACACCAGCACCAGCGGCTGAAGCTAGCAGTGGCGGCGATCGTGCGCAAGATATCCTTGCAATGATTCGCAATCGTCAAAAGTAATAATTGATACAGCCCCGGGGTTTGTTGGTATAGCCTCCTCCCGGGGCGCCTCATTATGAAAATATTTAATAAGAGCATTGATGTATTTTGGACTCCGTGGTCCTGGACCGAAGCGTGGCCTAAAACTGCGTACTTCGAACCTGAGCCTGTTATTAAGACTGTCTTACATAACAGAGGCAACGACTTGGAATATTTGAAATGTCCATCGTTTCAAAATTATTATCATAATACGTTTCTTATTCGATGCCCTGTTGACCTTACTATTTTTATTCAATCTAATCCAGATGGATCTAAAAGTATTTCGTTAAAAGAGTTTGACCAAAAATTCTTTGATACACATATACATCCTAGATTCAATCAGAATAGTACTAACTCAATGCTTAGTATAGATTTTCTTTACTTGTTTTATAGTGAAGAAACTGTTATTTTAGAGCAGAGTTCAGCTGCCATGGAATCCACTGCATTTGTAAAAAATACAGTTCAAGTCCCTGGAGAATACGATATTTCTAAATGGATACGAGCAATGGGTTGTGCATTTGAAATTATAGATGATACCAAACCGATTGAATTAAAGAGGGGAGATCCGCTATACTATGTTAAGTTTAGAACTGACAAAGACGTAAACTTAGTTAGAGTAGACCAGTCGACTACATTAGAAAAACTCGAAAGTTCATGTTCTAAGTTAAAGAAATACGTTGCAAAAAATAGTCTTGAAGAGAATTATAAATCAGCCGAACCGTTGATTAATTTTCATAAGATGGAACTATTTAAGAAAAAAACTTGTCCATTTAAATTTTGGAACAAATATAAAGGAAAATAATTATGGCTACTAAGGCATTTGATTTAAGTAAATTTAGAAAAACCCTAACTAAAAGTATTGACGGGTTAGGCATTGGATTTAATGATCCAACTGATTGGGTTAGCACAGGAAACTTTGCATTGAATTACCTCATTAGTGGAGATTTCCACAAAGGTATTCCTTTGGGCAAGGTTACTGTATTCGCAGGCGAATCTGGCGCTGGCAAGAGCTATATCTGCTCCGGAAACATTATTAAAAACGCACAAGAGCAAGGCATTTACTGTATTCTAATTGATACAGAAAACGCACTTGACGAACAATGGTTGAAAGACCTTGGCGTTGATACTAGCGATGATAAGTTGCTGAAACTTAATATGGCTATGATTGATGATGTGGCAAAAACTATCCATGAATTCATGTCTGAGTACAAGGTAATGGAGAATCGTCCTAAAGTCATGTTTGTCATAGACTCACTGGGTATGTTGCTTACCCCTACTGACATTAACCAGTTCCAAGCTGGCGATATGAAGGGTGACATGGGCCGTAAACCTAAAGCACTTACATCGTTAGTTCGTAATTGTGTAAACATGTTTGGTAATCACAATGTTGGAATGGTATGTACTAACCACACATACGCTTCACAAGATATGTTCGATCCAGATGACAAAATCAGTGGTGGTCAAGGTTTTGTATACGCAAGTTCTATCGTAGTTGCTATGAAGAAATTGAAGTTGAAAGAAGACGAAGATGGTAACAAGGTATCGGAAGTAAATGGTATCCGTGCTTCATGTAAAATTATGAAGACTCGTTACTCGAAGCCTTTTGAGACATTGCAGATTAAGATTCCGTATTCAACAGGTATGAATCCATACAGTGGCTTGGTAGATATGTTTGAAAAACAAGGCCTACTAGTACAACAAGGCAACAGACTCAAGTATGTTGATCCAACTACCGGCGAAGAGTTCTTATTCTACCGAAAAGAATGGAAAGATGATAAATTAGATATGATAGTGAAGAATTATCATCTTAAATCTACAACTACAACAACCATTCTTGAGGAGAACGAGGAACATGTTGACTGAAACACAAATTAGCGATGTATGGGTAATGTTCACAGACTTTATCGATAAGAAACAGCTAGAAGCTGCCGCTGAACGCTATGTCGAATTGCTA